GCAGACGCTGCCGCCCAGCAGGACGGTGGCGAAGGCGATGAAGAGGGCGGCGTCGATGGCCGCGCTGCGGAGGCGGGTCACAGCGAGCCCATCCGATCGGCAGCGCTGGCCAGGCGCTCGCACTCGGCGGCCTGCTCGATCAGCGCAGCGTGGTAGGCGCGGGCCTTGGCGGCCACGTCATCGGCGTTGGCGTAGCGCACCTCGCCGTTGCAGCGGGCCAGCGCGGCGTCCAGGGCCTGCTCGGCCTGGCGCAGTTCGCGCTCGGTGCGGGCGATCTGGAACACCGCGTCGTCACGGTCATCCTCGTCATTCGCCGCGGCGCGCGGGCGCTCCACAGGCATCACGTCGCCGGACATGGCGGCCAGGATCGGCCGGAAGATGGGGTGGGGCTGCGGGGCCGCCGGCCCGGGCTGGTTGTGCATCGCTGCTCTCCTGTGGCACTTCGTGTGCCGATGGAGATATTGAACCACAGTTAAATCAAGCGTGCAACTACAGTTCAATCAAGTTGAACCGAACAGCGGTTGCAGATTCTCCGAATTACTGGATACTTATCCAGTATGAGAGTTCGCCTAAAGCGCCGCTTCGCCCATGGCGTCGAGTTGACCGACAAGCAGTTCGCCGACCAGGAGGAGCAGCATGGCGAACTGCAGCTGAGCACCGGCGGCGCGCTGGTGTTCGGCTGGGAGGCAGGTGGCGCTCGGCACGAATACGGCCGTTTGCATCGCCCATCGCTGAAGGCGGTCTACAAGGACACGATGAGCTTCTCGGGCATCGAACTCGACGGGAAGGTCTGGTGCGCGCAGGTGTGGTACTGCCGCATTGGGACGGGTTACGTAAATGGGATGCCGGTGCGGCCGCCCGCTCTGGAGCCGATCAACGTTTCGCCTTCCACTTCACCGGCAAAGGTGGAACAGTAGGGCCATGTGCAATCGCTACGTCGCCCCCAACGACCTGGAGATGGAGCGCCTGTTCCACATCGGCCGAGCCAACCCTGTGCCCTGGCCGCGCCAGATCTTCCCGCGCAGCCCGGGCCCGTTCATCCGCCGCGCGCGCGACGAGGCCGGCTACGAGCGAGAGCTGGCTGTTGGTGCTTGGGGGTTGATCCCCTGGTTCGCCAAGGAGGCGAAGCTGAAGTACAGCACCAACAACGCCCGCAGCGAAGAGCTGGAGGCGAAGGCCACGTTCAAAGACCCATGGAAGCGCGGCCAGCGGTGCATCATCCCCGCGCTCTCGTTTGATGAGCCGAACTGGCAGACTGGCAAAAATCAGTGGTGGACGTTCCGCCGGGCCGACGGCCAGCCGTGGGGCCTGGCGGGCCTCTGGAACATCTGGACGGACAAAGCCACAGGCGAGGTGCACGAGAGCTACACCATGCTGACGATCAACGCGGATCAGCACCCGCTGATGCGCCGCATGCACAAGCCGGATCCGAAACTGCCGCCGGACCAGCAGGACAAGCGCAGCGTGATCCCGCTGGAGCCGGCGGATTGGGATCAGTGGCTTGCAGGCACCGTGCAGGAAGCGCGCGGGCTGCTACGTCTCGCGCCGGTGGAGGTGTTCGACGCTGGACCTACCGAGGAGGTGACGTCATGAAGCTCGAAATCTATTACCCGTCGGCCAACCCGGAACAGCTGCAGGCCGCATTGACGGCAGCGATGGCGGTTTTCGAACAGGCGGACGTGGATCCCTACGACGCCTGGCTCGCCTGGGCAGAGGCCGAGCGATGGGGCGAGACGGGCTACATGGAAGCCTTCCGACCCAGCGATGAGTACCAGCGTCTGATCGACCTGACATCCCAGGCCCAAGTTGCTGCGAACGAGGTGCTTGGCGTGCCGCCGGGCGAAGTCGTCACGCTCGACTTCGTGGATGGATAGTTGCCGTCCGTGGCCCCTGACGCTGCTTCCGTACCATTGCTTGCATGCATTCATACGAGGCGCTCTGATGGACTGGCTGGACTATGCTGAGGCGACCACGGAGCGCTCGCTGGATGTGGCACGCAAGTCCTATGACGGCCTACATGAGCGCGTCTTCAAGACCGCAACGGCGCTCACTGCGGGCGCATGGGCGGCAGGAGCCTATTCGCTTGCGAGTTGGGTGGCAGAGCGTCCCCCGCTGCATTGGTGCCCGCTGGGGGTGCTTGCGGCGTACTGGTTCTTGGTCACCTACCAGCTCGTACTGCGCGGCGCTACCGCGACCCAGCTATCTCCTGGGAATGGGTGGGCCAACTTGCGGGACTACTATGCAGAACGGCTGGAGGAGCAATGTGCCGATTCCCAGGAGCGAGAGGCTGCCGCATTTCGGGCCACGCGCGAAGCAGAGCTGGATCTGAAAGACGCGCGCCTGAAGCGTTACGCCGAGGCAGTGAGCCGGCGAGCACACGCGCTCGATCAGGCTTTTCGCCTTCTGGCTTGGTCGCCTGTCTTACCGGTGCTGGCGGCGGCCATCTGCTGGAAGTGGTTCAACTAGGCCGCGGCTTGTCTCGCTGATTGTTGAAAAGCTCATCCCGCATCGGTGGTCGCGCGGGCGCGGGTGCAGGCGCTGGGGCGGGCGGTTTGGGATTGCTCATTGAGAACTCCTCATAGTTTGGTTCCATTCCAGGCCCACAGCACGCGGCCGCGGCACTTCACCTCGATAGAGCCATCGAGCACGTCAACCGTGCGCACCTTCGGGTTGTCGCTGCTGACTTCGTAGTTGCCGTCCATGCGCTGGCGCACGCGCTTGATGTAGATCCGGTCGTTCGCCTCGAGCACGTAGACGCCGTCGATCCTGGGCTCGCGCACGCCGATGTCCACCAGCAGGATGTCGCCGTCTTCGAACGTGCCCTTCATCGAGTCGCCGTAGCCATGGATGAAGCGGAGGTTCTGCAGGCCGGTGGGCTTGAGCGTGCGCGTGGCCCATTCGGGTGAGACAGGCAGGGCGCCCGTCATCACCTCTTCGCCGATGTCATCGTCACCATCGCCCATGCTTCCGCTGTTGGCCAGCAGAGGCACCGCCAGCTTCTCGAATCCTGGCAGGAAGGGCGTTTCCGTCGGCGCCGGCGGATTCACATCAGGCGCGGGGAAAGGTTCACCCTCGCCCAACGCGAGCCAGTGCTTGTCGCAGCCCAGCACATTGGCAATGCGCTCGGCCGTCTCCGCGCTCATGGTCTTGGCTTTGCCGTCGTACTGCTTCCGGATGCCCTGGTACGAGATGCCCGTCTCGCGGGCCAGCCGAGCGACGTCGATGCCGGCCCGCGCCATCGCCTTTTTGAGTCGGGCCTCTAGATCTTCAACCATGGTTTAGATCGTCGCAGCACGGCTGTGAACTGTGGTTGCCTATTGCATTGAACCGTGGTTCAATGTGCGCATGCTCAAGTCCAAAGCCATTGAACTGCTCGGCGGGTCCATCGCGGCGGCCGCCGCCGAGATCGGCATCACCTACCAAGCCGTCTACAAGTGGCCGGACGTCCTGCCCAGGTCGATTGCGGACCGCGTGATCTCCGCGCTGGCTCGCCAGGGCAAGGAAATCCCCAAGGACATTTTGCAAGCCGCCCCCGCCGAGCCCGCAGGGCAGGGGGCTTAAGCCGTGAGCACGACTGCTGTCCGTCTGCCGCTGCCCATGGCCTACGGCGACCCGGCATTCCTCGCCTGCCTGCACGGCAGCGTCCAGCAATCCGATCTGGTCGCGCAGTTCAAGCGCCTGCATTCCGCCCGCCTCGCTCCCGGCCGTGCCGCCGACATGCGCCGCTTCGCCGAGTTCGTGCACGACTGCATCTACACGCGGCTGCCCGATGAGGCAATCGACAACCTGCGCGCTCGCGCGCTGGCAGGAGCCTGAGCCATGGTCACGCTCCTCCTCATCGGCCTCTGGCTGTTCCTCCTGGGGTTCGCCATCACGTTCATCGCTGGTGCCGATGAGCGGCGCGAGAGTGCCGGCGAAGAGCTGGGCAAGACCACGTAGGGCGGCGGCGTGAGCTGTTTCGAACATGGGACCGATGGTCCTTTTCATTTGCCCCTCGGGGGTACTCAACCCGGTTCAAAAAGCATGAGCAGCCTTGAAGACCAAGCCGAATTGCCCCTGGCGCGCAAGCCCAACCCCGTGCGGTTCCCCGCTGAGCTGGTGCGCAGCAAGAAGACCGCCGCCGCGGCGTTCACCCTGGCATGCGACGCCTCCGGCCTGGAGGACAAGGAGATCTACCTGGCCCTCGGCATCGACGCCGGCTACTTCTCCAACATCAAGAAGGGCAAGGCCACGCTTCAGGCGGACAAGGTCAAGGACTTCTGCCAGCTGGTCGAGAACACGATCTACGTCGAGTGGCACGCCTACCAGGTCGGCCATGCGCTGGTGCTGCTGAAGAGCGAGGCCGAACGGCGCGCGGAGGTCGAAAAGAAGCGCGCCGACGATGCTGAGATGAAGCTGCGCGTGCTCATGGAAGCACTCGCGGGACGGATGGCGTCATGACGCAACGCTGGTACGTGGCCGGCCCCATGACCGGGCTGCCTGATCTGAACTTCCCCGCCTTCCACGCCGCCGCAGCCACGCTGCGCGCCGCAGGCCATCACGTCGAGAACCCCGCGGAGATCAACGCGGACCCGAAGGCCGGATGGGTCGACTGCATGCGCGCCGACATCCAGCGCCTGGTGACCTGTGACGCCGTGTTGCTGCTGCCGGGCTGGCGCAACAGCCGCGGCGCGACGCTGGAGCACCACATTGCCCAGGCCCTGGGGTTGCAACTGGTGGATGCATCGTGAGCTACGACGACTTCCTCCGCCAGAAGATCAAGTTGGCGCCGTCGGCAGGCATCGACGTGCCCCTGGCCAGCATCAACCCGGCGCTCAAGCCCCACACGCGCGACATCGTGCGCTGGGCCCTGGCCGGCGGCAGCCGGGCCATCTTTGCCAGCTTCGGCCTGCACAAGACCGCCACGCAGCTGGAAATCCTGCGGCAGCTGGGCGTGCACTTCCCCGATCTGCTGCGCCTGCAGGTGGCGCCGCTCGGCGTGCGGCAGGAGTTCAAGGCAGAGATCGAAGCGCGATTTTGCGGCGAGCTCGGCATCGATCTGCGATTCATCCGGACGGATGCCGAGGTCGACGGGCCCGGCACCGTCTACATGACCAACTACGAGAGCGTGCGCGAGGGCAAGGTCACGCCCGGCCGCTTCGGCGCTACCAGCCTGGACGAGGCCAGTGTGCTGCGCAGCTACGGCAGCAAGACGTATCAGGAGTTCTTGCCCGCGTTCGAGCCGGTGCGCTTCAAGTTCGTGGCCACGGCCACGCCGAGCCCCAACCGCTTCAAAGAGCTGATCCACTACGCCGGCTACCTGGGCGTGATGGACACGGGCCAGGCGCTCACCCGCTTCTTCCAACGCGACACGCAGAAGGCCGGCAACCTGACGCTGTACCCGCACAAGGAACGCGAGTTCTGGCTGTGGGTGGCCAGTTGGGCGGTCTTTATCCAGCGCCCGAGCGACCTGGGCCACTCCGATGAGGGCTACGTGCTGCCCGAGCTGGATGTGCGGTATCACGAGGTGCCCAGCGACTACAGCGCCGCCGGCACCGAGAAGAGCGGGCAGGGCCTGCTCATCCCCGATCTTGCCATGGGCCTGTCCGCCGCGGCGAACGAGAAGCGGCAGAGCCTGCCCGCGCGCGTCGCCAAGGTGCGCGAGCTGGTCGAGGATGAGCCGGCCGATCACTTCGTGGTTTGGCATGACCTCGAAGACGAGCGCCACGCGCTGCAGGCCGCGATTCCCGAGGCCGTCAGCGTTTGGGGCACCCAGGACCTTGAGGAGCGTGAGCAGCGCATCGTGGACTTCGGCAACGGCATGCACCGCGTGCTGTCGACGAAGCCTGTGATCGCCGGCAGCGGCTGCAACTTCCAGCGGCACTGCCACCGCGAGATCTTCGCGGGCGTCGGCTTCAAGTTCAACGACTTCATCCAGGCCATCCACCGCGTGCACCGCTTCGGCCAGTCCAAGCGTGTACGCATCGACATCGTCCACACGGAGGCGGAGCGCGACGTGCTGCGCACCCTTCAGCAGAAGTGGGCCCAGCACGAGGAGATGCAGCAGACCATGACAACCATCATTCGAGAGTTCGGCCTGAACCGGCTCGCCATGCAGGACGTGCTCGCGCGTTCCATCGGCGTGCAGCGCATCGAGGTCACCAGCGACCTGTTCACCGTCGCCAACAACGACTGCGTGGAGGAGGCGAAGCTGCAGCCGGAGAACAGCGTCGACCTGATCGTCACCAGCATCCCCTTCGCCAACCACTACGAGTACAGCCCGAGCTACAACGACTTCGGCCACACGGAAGACAACGCCCACTTCTGGGCGCAGATGGACTTCCTCACGCCCCAGCTGCTCCGGATCCTGAAGCCCGGCCGCATCTACGCCTGCCACGTCAAGGACCGCATCAACTTCGGCAACGTCACCGGCGCCGGCGTGCCCACCGTCAGCCCCTTCCACGCCGAAGCTCTGTTCCACGGCATCAAGCACGGCTTCGACTACATGGGGATGGTCACCGTCGTCACCGACGTGGTCCGCGAGAACAACCAGACCTACCGCCTGGGCTACACAGAGATGTGCAAGGACGGCAGCAAGATGGGCGTCGGCTCGCCCGAATACGTGCTGCTCTTCCACAAGCCGCAGACTGACCGAACGAAGGGCTACGCCGACACGCCGATCCGCAAGGACAAGGCCGACTACAGCCTGGCGCGCTGGCAGGTGGACGCGCATGCCTTCTGGCGCAGCAGCGGCAACCGCATGCTGACGGCAGAAGAGATGGCCGGCTACGGCCCGGGCCGGCTGGCCAAGATCTTCACCGAGTTCAGCCTCGCCAACGTCTACGACTACGAATTCCACCTGCGGATCGGGGAAGAGCTGCAGGCCCGCGGCGCGCTCCCCTCCGACTTCATGAGCCTGGCGCCCGGCAGCCACCACCCGGACGTCTGGCACGACGTGACCCGCATGCTGACGCTGAACGGTGAGCAGTCCAAGCGCGCCGTCGAGCAGCACGTCTGCCCGTTGCAGTTCGACATCGTGGATCGCCTGATCGAGCGCTACAGCATGCGCGGCGAGACGGTCTACGACCCCTTCCACGGCATCGGCACGGTGGGTGTGCGCGCGATCCGCGCCGGCCGCAAGGCCCGCGGCTCGGAGCTCAACGCCGCCTACTTCATGGACCAGGTGCACTACCTGCGCGCTGCCGAGCGCGAAGCCCTGATGCCATCGCTCTTCGACTTCGAGGATCGGCCCGAAGCCGCCAACGATCAGGAGGCCCGCGCAGCATGACCGTGCCCACCACCATCCCCGCCGGCGTCGATGAGCGCTGGCCCGCCGGCCGCCCGGCCTCCCGCCTGTCTGCCTTCTTCCAGACCATGGACGGCAGCGCCATCGGCGCGAGCCTGGAGGCCCAGGCCAAGATGAGCCAGGACAGCACCCGCACGCTTGAGCGCGCCCGGTCAAAGGGCGCTGACGCCAAGACCTTCACCCTACACGGCGCTCCGCGCCACGGCGGGGCCTACACGCGCGCGAGGAACGATGGCTGACGACGCCCGGCTCAGCACCTCGCTGCCGCAGCACCCCAAGACCAAGAAGCTGGTCCGACGGCTGGGCCAGGCTGCGGCCTGGAACCTGGTGTGCCTGATTCTGTGGGCCGCCAGCGACCGCAGCGATGGCGACCTGTCCGGCATGTCGGTTGAGGACATCGAACTGTCGGCAGACTGGCTGGGGGAAGAGGGCGCCTTCGTGCGCGCGCTGGTCGAGGTCCGATTCCTTGACGGCGAAGACGGCGCGTACCGCCTGCACGACTGGCATGAGCACAACCCATGGGCTGCTGGCGCCGAAATGCGCAGTGCTAAGGCTCGCTGGAACGCTGCAAAGCGTCACCACGGCATTGCTGAGGCTGATCGACTTGTTCCCGAGTATGCAGCTGCCAGGAATGCTGCTAGCAATGCTGCGCAGCATGCTGGCAGCACAGAGCCAGCAGACGGTATGCAACAGGGCAGCAATGCTCCGTCTCCGTTTCCGTATCCGTCTCCGTCTCCGTCTGAAGAAGCCGCTTCGCGGCCTGCGCGCAAGCGCGCCGTGCCCCCCGCACATCCCGACGATGTGGGTGAGCAGGTCTGGAACGACTGGACCGCGCTGCGGCGGGCGAAGAGGGCCCCCGTCACTGACACGGTGCTGTCGGAGGCGCGACGCGAGGCCGAGAAGGCCGGTCTGTCGCTGGAGCGCTTCCTGTCCGTCTGGTGCGCCCGCGGCTCGCAGGGTCTGCAGGCGGACTGGCTCAAGCCCCATGAGCGTGGCCCCGCGGCTAACGCGCAGAGCTTCGCCGAGCGCGACCGTGACGCCGGCATGGCGCGGTGGGAGCAGATGACCGGCCGCATTCATCCCGACCGCCAGCCGCGCGGCGCCGTCATCGACATCATGCCCGCCGGACAGCCCGACCTTCTGGAGCGCTCATGAGCCTGCAGCCCAAAGTCATCGACCGCATCTTCCAGCGCTGCGCCGCCTCCTATGGCGCGGCGTGGGACCGCAGCCTCGGCACCGCTCCTCTGAATGACGTCAAGTCGGCATGGGGCCACGAACTGGCCGGCTTCGCCGACCGCCTCGGCCTGATTGCCTGGGCGCTGGAGAACCTGCCCGAAGACCCGCCAAACGCGATTCGCTTCCGCAATCTGTGCCGCCAGGCGCCGGTGCTTGATGCGCCGCCGCGGTTGGAGCGCGTTGCCGCTTCGCCCGAGCGCGTCACCGCAGAACTGGCGAAGCTGCAGCCCGCGTTGGCCAAGCCAGCCGAGCGTCGCAGCAACGTCGCGTGGGCACACGCCATCCTGGCGCAGCACCAGCGCACGGGCCGCATGAATCCCACGAAGCTGGCCATGGCTCGCGCCGCCGTGGGCCGGCCCCGATCCACCGAGCAGGAGGACGAAGCAGCATGACCACCACCATCCGAACCCTCGCCGCCATGGCGGTCGACGCGCAGACGCGCATGCAGCGCCTGGCCATCGCCGAGCGCGGCGGCGAGTATTTCGACCTTGGCGCCGTCGCCCACATGCGCAACGCCCAGCGCGCGCGCCTGGACGTGTGCGCCGAGCACCTCGCCGCGCTGCCGGCGGCTAACGACGCGGCCATGCCCGCGCTGGAGCCGGCATGAAAACGCTCGAGGACATCCGCCAGCGCTGCGTGATCCAGGACGGGCACTGGCTGTGGCGCGGCTCGCTGCGCCCCGACGGCCGGCCGAACATCTGGGCCCCCGACTACACCAAGGGCGGCATGCAGACCCAGTGCGGCCCGCGCGCCGTCTGGCACTGCAGCACCGAGCGGCCGATCCCGCCGAACTACCGCGCCTACGGCACCTGCGACGAGCGCACCCGCTGCAACCCGGCCCACGTGCGCTGCACGTCCGAGCCCGACTACGGCCGGTGGCTGGCCGAGCAGGGCGTCTACAAGGGCAAGACGAATCGCATCCTGGCCAACCGCGCGATCAGCCGCGCGCGCTCCAAGCTCACGCCGGCGCTGATCGCCGAGATCCAGGCATCGCCGGAGACGGGCGTCGCGCTGGCGGCGCGGCTGAACATGGGCACGTCGACCATCAGCAAGGCGCGGCGCGGCGAGTCCACGGCCTTCGCTGGCGGCGCGGCTGGATTCTTCGCCGGGCTGGTGCCTGCCAACGACGCCGGGAAGGCCCGGGCATGAGCCATGCAGCACCCCGACGACTGGCTGCCGCACCTGCTGTGGCTGGCCGAGCTGGACGCGAACTATGCGCGCTGGCGGGCCGCGAGCCTGCGCAAGGAATTCCCGGTGTCGCTGGCCCGGCTGCCCGCGCAGCTGGACGAGGCGCTGACCGCGGCCGGCATTCCGATTCCGCCATCGTGGACCGGGCAGAGCAAGGCCGCACCAGCGCTGGTGGACGGCGCCCCGCTGGTGTCCGACCGGCGAACCTTCGCGGAGCGCGTGCGCGATGAATACCCCGACTGCTTCCCTCCGCGTATGCGTTCCGCTGCGCACGACGACCGGCCAGAACGCGCGTGAGCACCACTTCGCCCGCGCGCGCCGCGTGAAGGCGGAGCGGCAGTCCGTGGCGTGGGCGCTGATGGGCAAGCCGCGGCCGGCCGGCCCGGTGCGGGTGCTGATGGTGCGCATCTCGCCGCCCAGCGCTACCGGCCTGTGGCAGCCGCTGGACGAGCACGACAACTTGCGCGGCTCGCTGAAGGCGCCGGTTGACCAGGTGGCCGCATGGCTGGGCCGAGACGACGCCGACCCCTCCATAGCATGGAGCTACGCCCAGCGCCGCGGCGCCAAGGGCGAGTGGGCCGTCGAAATCCAGATCGAGGAGGTTTCGGCATGCGCGCAGTCCTAATCCGCACCGCCGCCGGCCTGCGCGGCGCCACGCCCGCCGACCAGGAGGCCTGGGGCAAGTTCCGCCGCCGGCTGGAGACGATGAAGCCCGGCCGCTGGCTGCGCTTCGAGTGGAGCAGCCCGCGCAACGGGAAGCACCATCGAAAGCTGATGGCCCTGCTGCAGCTGGTCGCCGAGAACAGCGAGACCTACGACACGGTCGAGAAGGCCCTGATCGCTGTCAAGCTGGTCACAGGCCACTTCGACCTCATGGCCGACCCGAAGACGGGCGAGATCATCCAGATCCCGCGCTCGATCAGCTACGAGGCGATGGGCCAGGAGGACTTCGACCGCTGGTACAGCCAGGCGGTCGACGGCGTGCTGCAGCACATCCTGCCGACGATGGACGCGGCGAAGGCCGACCAGCTGCTGGACATGATCGTTGAAGGGTGGGGCGGGTGAAGCGCTCGGCACCGCTCAAGCGCACGGCCTGGCCGCGCCGCGCCCAGCCGAAGGGCGAGCAACGGCCGGAGCGCATCGCGCCGGTGGCGAAGCAGCTGGAGCGCCCGCCGGTGTACTGGCAGCCGGCGAACGAGCCGCACATCGCCGCGCCGAAGGTGGTGCCAGTGCGCGATGAAGCGTACCGCCGCCTCGTCGCCGCGCTCCCGTGCATCCGCTGCGGCATCCAGGGCCACAGCCAGGCCGCCCACCCGAACACCGGCAAGGGCGCCGGCACGAAGGCCGACGACCGCGACTGCTTTCCGCTGTGCGCGGATCGACCTGGCGTGCGAGGCTGCCATGCATTCTTCGACCTGGGGGCGGCCTACACGAAGGAGGAGCGCCGCCGCATCGAGAAGGTGTGGACGCGCAAGACCCAGGAGCGCCTGCGCAAGGCCGGAGCCGCGTGATGGCCCAGCAGCTGGATCTCTTCGCCACGGCCGCCGACCTGAAGCTGCAGGCTGAGCAGCTGGCCGACCCGCCCATCGTCCGTAGCATCGTCAATGCGGCGACGGCGAAGCGCCCGCGCGTGATGGGCCCGGCCAGTGTGTTCGACCTGGGCATGTCCCGGCTGCGCACCCGCAAGGCGGCGAACGACGAGCGCGCGCCGGCCAAGCCCGAGCAGCCCGACAGCGTCCGCGTGGTGTCCCGAGAGGGCGGCATCGTCCGCTGCAAGCAGGTCCGCTACGCCGACACCGAGGAAGGCCAGGAGAAGGAACGCGCCCGCCGCGCCAAGCAACGCCCGCCACGGCCCACCAAGGCGGCTGCAAAGATCAAGATGAAGGGCTCGCGCGAGTGGGCGGACAAGGAATGAGGAACTGATGGCCCGCCCGTCCAAGCTTTCCCCTCAACAGTGGGCTGACATCGAGCGGCGAATGGCCGAAGGCGAGAAGGCCAGCGACCTCGCCCGCGAGTTCGGCATCAACCCATCCCAGATCACCCGGCGCGTTTCGCAAATTTCGCAAAAGGTGCGAAACGTTGCGCAACAGGTGGCGGCGGCGCAGACCGCGCTCGCCGAATTGCCGGTGCGACAGCAGTACAGCGCCATGAGTTTGGCCGAGAAGCTGCGCAACATGTCGGCCAGCGTGGCGAGCGCCGCAGAGCTTGGGGCAAAGACCGGGCACCGGTTGCATGCCCTGGCCAATTCGGAGGTGGCGAAGGTGGATGACGCCGATCCGCTGGGGTCCATCGAGGCCCTGAAGGGTGTCGGTGTGCTCACGAAGCTGGCGAACGAGTCGCTTGCGCCGGCCTTGAACCTGATCGCTGCGAACAAGGAATCCGTGCAGCGGCTGAACGACGAGCCTCCAGAGCTACCGTCGGTCGACCCCACGAAGCTTTCCGACCAGGCGCTGGCCGAGTTGATCGCCGCCCGTGCTTAGGCTGAACGACGCCGATTGGCTCGCCATCGAGCGGGAATACTGTCGGCGCAGCCTCGTGCACTTCATCCGCCGGGCGTGGCCGGTGCTGGAGCCAGGACAGCCCTACATCCACGGCTGGCACATGGATGCGATCTGCGACCACCTGGAAGCCATCACGTCGGGCCAGATCAAGCGCCTGCTGATCAACATCCCGCCGGGCACGATGAAGTCCATGGCCTCGGCCGTGTTCTGGCCGGCGTGGGAGTGGGGGCCGCGCGGCATGCCGGCCATGCGGTTCATCGGCGCATCGCACGAGGAGAAGCTGGCCATCCGCGACAACGTCAAGATGCGCCGGCTGATCCAGTCGGACTGGTATCAGGCGCTGTGGCCGACCACGATGGCGGGCGACCAGAACGCCAAGACCTACTTCGAGAACGACCGCACCGGCTGGCGGCAGGCCTGCCCGGTGAAATCGATGACTGGCCGCCGCGGTGACCGCGTGACCTGGGACGATCCGCACAGCGTGGAGGACGCGCACAGCGACGCCGCGCTGGAGGAGGCGAACCGGATCTTTAGGGAGACGCTGCCCACGCGCCTAAACAGCCCCAAGGAATCCGCCATCCTGATCGTGATGCAGCGCCTGAGCGTCAAGGACGTGTCCGGCGTCATCCTGTCCGAGGACATGGGCTATGAGCACCTGTGCCTGCCCATGGAGTACGAGGGGCCGCGGAAGGCGACGGTGATCGGCTTCACCGACCCGCGCAAGGAGCAGGGCGAACTGCTCTTCCCCGAGCGCTTCCCCCGCGAGGTGGTCGAGCGAGACAAGAAGATCATGGGCCCCTACGCGGTGGCCGGCCAGTTTCAGCAGCGGCCGAGCCCGGCCCAGGGCGGCGAGTTCATGCCCGACCTCATGGAGGTAGTGGATGCGATCCCGGGCACCGTGACGCAGTGGGTGCGCGGCTGGGACTTGGCTGCCACAGAGGGCGCGGGCGACTACACGGCCAGTGCCAAGCTGGGCAAGTTGGCCGACGGCAGATTCGTCATCGCCAACGTCGACCGCAAGCAGTACGGCACGGCGACGCGGGACCAGTACATCAAGGCCACTGCGAGCGCCGACGGCATGGGCCGCGTCAAGCAGTCGCTGCCGCAAGACCCGGGGCAGGCTGGGAAGGGTCAAGCCAAGGCGCTGGTGGGCATGCTGGCCGGCCACCAGGCCGTCACCAGCCTGGAGAGCGGTGACAAGGTGATCCGGGCCCGGCCGCTGGCCAGCCAGGTCAACGCCGGCAATGTGCTGCTGCTGCGTGGGCCTTGGAATACAGAGTTCACCGAGGAATTGCGCCTATTCCCGAATGGCCTGCACGACGATCAGGTCGACGCGGCGGCGCGCGCGTTCAATGAACTACTTAGCCCCACTGCTGGGATCTTCTGTTAAGCAATGTCAAGCTCTTGAAAGAAAGGGCGTTAGCTTCTTGTCTATAAAATGGTTGGGACGCCAGCCCTTTGCAATTTTCTCCACCATAAAAGTGTCCGCAAAACTGTAGACATTGCCAAGGACTGGGTGCAATGAGTCAGCGATTAAGCCCAACATATACCTTGCAACCTTTGCTTTTCCTGTTTGAATCCAATGCTCGGCGGCTATCGAATCAAAATATTCCTTGACTAAGCCAGCGTCTGGGTTTGCCCCGTGGATCCACTCTCGAAACTTTGCAGACTTGTCGAGCAATACCAAATATGACTTAAATGATTGCTGCCCGCTGTCGATTACCTCAGCCAAATTTGGCATTCCAGGATGTACGACTTCAGCGAATGCATCAAGCTCATCCTGATTCCTGTGCAGGCGCTTAAGAATATCGCTGTATCGCAATGAAAGGATCGCAGATGAGGCGCCTGACGTGATGAAATCACTGCCGTAGTGGGCGGCGAGTGCAATGTCGCTTGCGGATTCCAAAAACATGGTGAGTAGCAGCGCCGTCGTGAGATCACTCACTGGTGGCGAAAGCTTTCGCCGTACAGCGTTTATTCGATCAAGATCTATTTGGTGGAAGACATGATGACCTGACTCGCCGCGCAGTATTTCAACTCTGAAATGTTCGCCAAGCTCGTAGCCTCCTGGAACTGCATTTACGATGCGGCGGAGCGCCGCGGACATGAACGATTCATCATCGAAGTAGCTCCGAAATACTTTAGACAATCCGCCCTGTGCGAAATGGTCGCTCTCCAAGCGGCGGACAGGAACCAGACGCAAAAATTGCATTGCGTATTTTTTTGCTGCGTCCGCATCCATGCCGGCTCTTTTTAGATCAAGCACCAGGCGTTCTTCTGAGGTATTTATCGGTCCGCCCGCCTGGGTGCCAGTGAGCAGGAGCAAACCAAAATCATGGAACTCAATTACTCCGGCTTTGCGCGTTGCCGTACTAAGCAACTCTTCTAAATATACAGCTGTGACGTCAGGCCGTTTTAAAATGGTAAGCAAATCGTTGCCCAAAACCATTGCGAGATGGACGATCGTTTGTTTATCAAAAACGATGTGAGTTTTCTTGTAGAAAAGCAAAGCCTCCGCAATCAATCCTGGCGAAAGTGGGGCACCGAGTGCGTTTTTTCTTAGAACAACGGATTCGAACATGGGCGGGCTAGGTACTGCCAAAGCTAGGCTCCCTAGCATGGTCGCATGACCGAGGTAGCCGTCAACTCCTACGAACTCCAGCGCGCACGCGCAGATTTCCTGCTAGGCATGGGCCTAGACGCGAAGCGCCCGACCGCCTGGAGCCAGTACGGCTACAAGCAGGAGCTGACCTTCGCCGACTTCAAGCTGGCCTATGACCGAGGGGGGGCCGGCCACGGCGCCGTCCACAAGCTGCTGGAAAAGTGCTGGCAGTCGCTGCCCCGCATCAAGCAGCCAGCCGCCGACAAGGAAACCGAGTGGGAGAAGAAGGTCGGCGCCACGCTCCGGAAGGTGGCGGCCTGGCAGAAGCTGCGGGACTTCGACCGGCGGAACATGGTCGGGCGGTATGCGGCGCTCATCTACCGCGTGCGAGACGGCAAGGCGCTGCGCGACCCGCTGGGCACCGCCTCGGAGTTGGTTGACCTGATCCCGGTCTTCGAAGACCAGATCCAGGTCACGGCCTGGATCGAGGACAAGGAGGACGAGAACTACGGCCAGCCGGCCATGTTCCAGATCCGCACCCGCTCGCCCAACGCAACGAAGGACACCCAGGCCAAGCCCGAAGACTGGCTGGACGTGCACCCCTCGCGCGTGCAGATCCTGGCCGAGGGCAGCGTGGGCGACATGTTCGACGGCGTGCCGCTGCTGCAGGCCGGCTTCAACAGCCTGGTCGACATCGAGAAGCTGAGCGGCGGCGGCGCGGAGTCGGCGCTGAAGAACTCGGCGCGCACGGTGGTGTTCCAGTACGACAAGGAAAGCGCCCCGCAGGCGCTCACGACCGAGAACCCTGATGGCACAGTCCAGGTCAAAACGGTCAGGCAGGTGCACGAGGAGCAGACCCGCGGCCTCAATCGGAATCAGGATGCCAGCATCGTGCTGCAGGGCGGCAAGGCCGAGACGCTGCAGACCACCGTCTCTGACCTGTCCCCGCAGTTCGGCATTGCCGCCAACCTCTTCGCCGCCTCGGTGCGCATCCCCTTCACCATCCTGTTCGGCCAGCAGACGGGCCGGCTGGCCAGCGACGAGGACAAGGCTGACTTCGCCGCCCGGTGCGCATCGCGCCAAGCCAATGAGCTGACGCCCATGCTGGAGCAGTTCGTGCGCCGCATGCAGGCGGCCGGGATCATTGACGCGGGCGAGTTCGAGATCGAGTGGCCGCCAGTGGATGCGCCCAGCGATGCCGACAAGCTGGCGAACCTGATCAAAGCGGCCGACGCGATGCAGAAAGCCTTCCAGGCTGGCCTCACGGAACCGCTCTTCGATGCCAACGAGCTGCGGGCCATGGTGGGCTTCGAGCCCCGCAGCAATGACGGCATGCCGGCCGAGGGAGACCCCGGCGCCGACCCATCGCAAGACCCGAGCACCGACCCGACGCCTCCCTAGCATCCCCGGGCAAAGAGGACTTGCCCATGACCGTCATCGCAAACTCGGCACAGACTGGCCTCGCGGCCGGAGCCTTCGGCAACTGGTTCGTCGCCCCCGACTATTCGTTCGTTCTGGACGTCGACAACGGCTCCATGGTCTACCTGCAGACGATGCGGGCGAGCGGCGACGCGGCAGTCAAGACCGTGGCCAGCGAGCGCACCGGCGGAGACATTCGGCCCAGCATCGTCGGCCCCTGCAGCGTGGTCATCCAGAGCGTGCCCGGCCGCCAGTACCGTGTGGCCGTGGTTGCGGCGCCGCCGGCCGGCGCCAGCGTGGCGGCAGACGCATGATCCTCGCGCCCATCGGCCCCATGATCCGGCCGGCGGTTCGCGCCCAGGTCGGGCCGCGGCTGGGCATGGGGCTGGACGCGCGCGCCCGGCGCCTGTTCACGCAGGCCCTCGGCGGCGCGATGCTGTCGGTGGACCGGCCGGAGTACCTGTACCAGGCCAACGACACGACGACACCGGTGACGGGCTACAACCAGCCCGTGGGTCGCATCCTGGACCAGTCGGGCAAAGGCACGCACTTCGGGCAGAGCACGACCACCAGCCGGCCCATGCGCATGCAGGACGCGGGCGGCTTCTCGTACCTGCAGGTCCGCACGGACGACTTCCTCCAGTCCCTCGCATCGGTCGATTACTCGGCTGCGGCGTATGTGACGACGATCATGGCGCAGATTCGGCGGCAATCCGCCAGTACGGGCGTCATCTACGAAACGACCGCGGCAACCAGCAATACGAACGGCTCTCTGGGGTGCTTCCAGAACTACGCGGGTGTGGCCGGCAACATTGGCGCGCGATCACGCGGCACAGTCATTGGTGAGGCGCAGCAGTCTGGGGATGTGCTCGGTCAGAAGACGCTCATCACGCATGTGGCATCGATCTCGGCTCCGCTGTCTCGCGTTTTCGTGGCTGGAGCAATGGCTGAAACGACGCAATCGCAGGGAACCGGAGGCTACGTTGCGGCGCCGGAGTACCTCTTCGCCCGCGCCGGCACCTCGCTCTACGCCGACCTCGACTTCTACGCAATGCTGCAGATCGCCACGGCCCAGCCGCTGACGCCGCAGCAGCTGTACATCGCGCAGCTCTGGTGCGCGAGCAAGATGGGGGTGAAGCCGTGACCGAGTACCAGCAGCGCACGGTCATCGTGCCCGACGCGCTCATCGCCCAGGTTCGCGGCCTCGTCGTGCTGATTGCAGGGGAGGGCCAGGCCGGCTTCTGCCCGCGGCGCGTGCTGCAGGGCGCGTCCACCTGGTGGCTGTCGTCCGGCCCCATCGAAGCCGCGATGGTCCCGCTGATCGAAGACCCCGCAGCGATGCACGCCGCGTGCGTCGAAGCCGGCGCGCCGACCACGCTGGCGCAGTGCAAGCAGCTTCTGGCCGCATGCATCGTGGACCCGCGTACCGGTGACGACCTACCGGCGGTGCTGGCTGAGCACGGGATGCAGTACGCGCCAGACCCCGAATCCTGATCCTCTCCCTAGCATGCCCAAGGGCGGATAGGGTCGCCCCCGAAAAGCCTTAAGCAAGCCTGCCGCCTTCGTTGTGCTGTGCAAGGAGCTTGCCTTGAACCAACCGACTCAGCCGCAGGCGTGCGGCGAACAATCCCATTCCCCCGGCGACCGGCCCGAGCGCGTGCAGTTGTCGCGCGCCAAGGGCTGGCGGATGCCGGCGAACACTGTGAAGGTCGACCGGACCACGAAGTGGGGCAATCCGTTCGTGCCGGGTCAGCCGGCGCCGCTCGGCCCGACGAAGGGTGCGCTGGTCACGGACAAGCGCCATGCCTTCGTGCTGTTCCGGTCGCTGGCCCCGCTCAACGACAAGATGGTGGCGGCAGCGCGCGAGGAACTGGCCGGCAAGAACCTCGCGTGCTGGTGCCCGAAGGACAACCCCTACGAGGATGCATGCCATGGGGCGGTTCTGTTGGAGATGGCGAACACAGGTGCGGGCGCGCTGCTGGGCCAGCTGATCCAGGGCGCCGAGGGCGGAAGCGAGGTGGCCCATGGCTGATTCCCTCGAAGGATGGATGAAGGAGGGCCGGCACCTGCCCGATGTGCTGCGCGACTTCCACGACCAGAAGGACGTGTTCATGGCGATGCACGATCTGCAAAAGCCAGCGAGCCCCTCGGACGCAATCGCGGGCCATTACAGCCTGGATTTCGTTACCGGACAGTGCTACGTCATCGACCGTTTCCTGTGGTTCATGGCACGGCGCGGGTACACGCTCCAGCGCAGCCGGGCGCGTCTTCCGTTCCGAGACCTGCAGGCGGACGTAGCAGCGGCGACGGAACGGCGCGACGCGCACGATACGTCGCTGCTGCTTTCGGTGATGGGTGCCGGCAAGAAGGCGCCCCATGGCTGACCCGCGCCCACGCCAGGCCGCCCAGGTGCGCGACATGCTGGCCCGTCTCCGCACGATGCGCGACGGCTGCGAGTTCGGCGAGTTGCGCTCCGCCTTCAACGACGCGGCCGACAGGCTGGCGGTGCTGGAGTCGAAGCTGACCCATGGCGCCGACGCGGTGGGCGCGCCGGTGTTCGTGACCAACCCCGCCGAGGGGCCGACATGACCGGCTTCCTCATCATGTGGGGACTGCTGATGCTGTCCTTTGCGGTGCGGGATGCCGGCGTGCGCATCTCGGAGGCGATCACCAAGACCGCGGCCGTGCCGGAGACGCCGCGCGAGCCTGAATTGGAAGTAAGGCACACGCATGGCGCGCCTGCGAACTGCCCTGCATGCCAGCTGGAAGCGCGCAAGCGCGGAGATTCCCATGCCTGACCTCAACGACCTGAGTCGGCCCGCCCTGGCTGCGGCCATGCGCGGCGGCACGGCTGGGTGGGGCGTCAGCGGCTCGTCTGCCGAGCACGTCCGCTACAGCGAGCCGATCCCACCCCGGCCCGGCCGCCGCCGGAACTGTCACTGCGGCTGCGGCGGCCCCAAGACCCACGCCGGCCGCGCCAACGGAGTCACGCTGACGACTGCGTGCGAACTCGGCATTGTCCGTTGGGTGAAGACGGGCACCGTCCGGCCCACGCCGGCCGCCGCTCCAGCCCGCAGCGCTGCCGTCGTCCAGCTGCGCCCCCGCCCATGATCGAGCGGCCGAAGAATCCCATGATTCCCGGCAACCTCCGGGACCGCACCGGCACCGGAGGCATCATGCGCCGGGCCCTGGCCGACATCCGCCGCCGCTACGCCGGCCTGCAGCGCGACGTGGTGGCGCTCTTCGACGCCATCCCGCGGCTGACCGGCAACGACCTCCCGGCCCTGCCGCCGCTGCCCGCGCCGCCCCCGCGCGACATCTACGCCATGACGCCGGAGCAGCTGCAGCGCCTGTCCGACGACCTGCGCCAAGCTGTCGAACGCTGGATGGTCGAGGGCCGAGACCCGCAGTACGCCTTCTGGTGGGACAGGTACGTGGCCGAGGCCTCGCAGCTGGGCACGGCGCAGACGGTGGCGAACCTGACCGCGCTGTCCACCACCTATGCCGCCTCGCGCACGCTGGCCCAGGTGATCTACAGCGAACCCTACCGAAATCGGCTGGCCATGGCGCAGCTGGCCAGCAAAGAGCAATGGACCGGCCTGGCCGCCCAGCAGAAAGCCGACCTGGCCCAGATCATCGGCCGCGCCGTGGTCGACGGGAAGAACCCGCGCGCGGTGCGCAAGGAGATCGCAGAGAAGCTGGCGGTGAGCAAGGCCCGGGCCGAGGGCTATGCGCAGACCGACATCACCGACACGCTGCGGCAGACGCGGTGGGCGGAGGCCGAGCGCGCGGAGGAAGAGCTGGGCCTGCGGCTCGGCCTGCTGTGGACGTCCGCGCTGATCCCGACGACGCGCCCCTGGCACGCCAGCCGCAACGGCAAGGTCTACAGCACGGAGGAGGTGAAGGCCTTCTACGCCGTGAACGGGAACCGTTACCGCTGCCACTGCGCGCAGACCGAGGCGCTGCTGGACGAGGACGGCAAGCCCATCCTCACGAAGTCCCTGCAGTCGGCCATGGCGAACGAGAAGGCCGCCTGGCAGTCGCGCTACCTCAAAAAGTGATGTCCCAGGGCTTGGCCTTGTGCGGCGGGTTGGCCAGGTCGCGCGGGTCGAGCTTGCGCTGGCGCTCCGCCTCCTCGGCCCGGCGCTGCATCTGCAGGCGGACGATGGGAGGGGTTGCCTCTTCGAGGATGGTCAAGGGAGGCGCGAGCGGTGGCCGGGCCGCCGGCTTCTTGCGCTTGCGCTTCGGCATCGCGGGAGTGTAGGCGGCGTCCGTAGCATGAATTGCTCCCGTTCCATCAACCCACTGGAGTTTTCATGGCCCGTACCCGTTCCTTCCTGTTCGCCACCGTCGCCCTGTGCGCGCCCGCCTTCATGGCCGCCGCCGGTGTGTTCGCCGCCGCGGCACACGCCACCGTGCAGCTGGGCGCCGTGCTCGTGGGCCTTGCCAAGGCCGCCGCCACCTGGGTGCTGGCACCGCTGCTGCCGAAGGCCGAGCGCGAGGCGTCCGTGCTGCCGCTCTACCGCGCCAAGCAGTTCGCCCGCCGCATCGAGAAGCGCGAGCGCCCGGTGCTGTCGAGTTCGTGGCGCATGTGCCCATCCATCTGAACGATCCGGCCGGCTGATGCCGGTCGAGCTTCCCGAGAAGGGCCCCACGCGGGCCCTTTCGCATTTCCAGCCCTCCCTAGCATGCCCTGGCATCTCCACTCGGGGCATGCCATGGCTACCAAAAAGAAGCGCGTCCACCTGCTGAGCGCCGTCAACGCGGCGAACGTCAGCAAGTCGGGCGCCAAGTACGTGATCCGCGACGTGTGTGGCGCGGTGGACGACATCGTCATGAACTCCACCCTGTACCCGGCCGACCAACTCGCCGCGGGTGCGCCGACGATGGAAGGGAAGATCGCGCCGGCCGGCCACCCGAAGAACGCCGACGGCACCTTCATCAGCGCCACGAACGCGGACGCCCTGCTGACCAGCTTCATCGGCGCCGTCTGCAAGAACGCGCGGCACGAGGGCGGCCGGACGCTGGTCGACATCCATGTGAACGAGGCCCAGGCCAAGGGACACCCGGACGGCCAGCGCCTCATCGACCGCCTGGATGCCGCCATCGCCGGCACGAACGCCGACCCGATCCACGTCAGCACCGGCCTGCTGCTGGTGCCCGTCACGGCCAACGGCGAGAGCCGCGGCAAGAAGTACACCCGCATCGCCACGCAGCTGCAGTACGACCACCTGGCCATCCTACTGAACGAGAAGGGCGCCGGCACGCCGGCCGAGGGCGTGGGCATGTTCCTGAACGCCGACGGCGCCCAGGAGGAGGTCGAGGTGGTCGAGGTCAACGCCGACCCGGTCGACCAGCGCGGCGCCGGCCTGCTGGCGAAGCTGCAGGGCTGGGTGCAGCGCCTGGTGGGCAACGGCACCGACCTGAGCTTCGACCAGATCCAGTCGGGCCTCTATGCGCTGCTGCCCGAGGGCGCATGGCTGCGTGAGGTGTTCGACCGGTACTGCATCTGGTGCGACCGCGACAACAACCTCTTCCAGCAAAGCTACTCGATTGCCGCAGACGGCTCCCTAGCATTTGCCGGGCAGCCTCAAGCAGTCAAGCGACAGGTTGAGTACGTCCCCATCACGAACCAGGAGAAAGGTGATCTCGTGAAAGACCAAATCCTTGCCGCGCTGAATGCTGCCGGCGTCATTACGGCAGGGCTGGACGACACCCAGCTGCTCGCCTCCTACAACACGCTCGCCCGCAAGCCGGCCGAGGACAAGCTGGCCGCGGCCAATGCGCGCATCACGGCGCTCGAGGGCGAGAAGACGGCCGCCGAGAACGCCGAGCGCGACAAGCTGGCCACCGAGCTGGCGGTCAACAGCTCGCTGACGGCCGACGACTTCAAGGCCATGCCCGTCGCCCGCCTGCGCGAGCTGAAGGCCAAGGCCGCCCCGGTGGTGGTCGGCAACAGCGGCGGCAGCCAGGCCGACGAGTTCGCCGACTACAACCTCAACGACGTCAAGTAAGGAGCGGCCATGCCTGCAAACCGCATCTTCCGTTCGGGCTTCGGCGCGGTGCGCCCCCGCACCATCACCGACAAGACCGTCTCCGGCGCGCTGCTTCCCGGCACGCTGGTCTTCATCGGCGCCACCCAGCTGACCCAGGCCACCGCGCCCACGGGCGGCCGGCTCGCCATCCTGGGTGATCGCGACTACTACGGCGGCGGCATCGCGCTCGCCACCGACCCGGTGCTGACGCCCTACGCCTCGGGCGAATCCGGCGTCGCGTACCTGCCCAAGCCGGACGACGAGTTCCTCTGCGCCATGGCCGCCGGCACCTACACCTACGGGCAGGAGCTGACCGTGGGCGCCGCGGGCCGCCTGACCGCCGCCGCTTCCGGCAACGTGGTGGTCGCGCACTTCGACCAGGCCGGCAAGACCGCGACCGCCGGCGAGCTGTGCGACGTGGTCATCGCCAACGCATACACCAAGGCATAACAGGAGGGCCCATGCTCATCTTCACCGAGAACCAACAGCGCTCCGTGCTCGCCGCGCGCCGCGCTTTCAACGAGCGCGCCACGGCGCTGGCCTCGCGCGTCGCCGGCCAGGAGGCGCTGGAAGGCAACTCCATCGGCATCCCGCTGGACGGCTGGCGCCGGATCGACACGCGCACGCAGCAGATCGCGCGGAGCCGCCTCGCCGTGTTCAACCGCCTGGCCGCCGCCAGCCAGATCCCGGTCAGCATCGCCGACCTGGTGAACTACTACCCGCAGGTCAGCGACAGCGGCGAAGTGCTGGTGACGATGGACGGCCGCAACACCGCCAAGGCCGACCAGGCAATCACCAAGTACGTCGGCACGCCAGTGCCGATCTTCACGTCGAACGCCCGCTTCGGCTGGCGTCAGATGGAAGTGATGCGCAAGGCCGGCGGCACGCTGGACACCACGTCCATCGCGAACAACCAGCGCCGCATCGCCGAGAAGCTGGAGGACATGGTCCTCAACGGCCTGAGCGGCATCCAGGTGGGCACGGACGTGATCTACGGCCTGCGCAACCTGCCGACCCGCAACACGTTCGTCCACGGCCTGACCCTGGCCTCGGCGACCGGTGCGCAGTGGCTGGGCGCGTTCAAGCAGATGATCGCGGCGGCCCTGGGCGACAACCAGTTCGGCCGCATCAGCGTCTTCGTGAACATCGGCGACTACACGGCTGCCGACACCGCCGACTACGCGACCAACTACTCCGGGACCATCCTGGAGCGCCTGCGTGCGATGGCGCAGATCGAAGAGATCATCCCCGCCTCCTCGGTGCCGGCCAACGAGCTGATCGCGGTGGTGGACCTGCCGGGCGGCGAGTGGGGCGGCATCCTGAACGCGATGCCCCTGACCACGCGCCCAAAGGTGCGCCTGGAGCCGGAGGACGACTACGTCTTCGGCTGCATCGCCGCGGCCGCCCCGCAGTTCCGCAGCGACTACAACGGCCAGTCGGCCTTCATCCACGGCACCCAGGCCTGAAGGAGCAGCGAGCCATGAAAGTTCGGATCACCCATCTGAAAGCACCATGGCCCGCCGGCGCGAAGGTCGGCGACGTGGTGCAGTTCGAGGACAAGGCCCCGGCCTGGGCCCTGGGCAAGTTCGTGGAAGCCGGCGACGACGCCCCCGCTGACCACGTGTATGTGTCGGCCGACGTGCTGGTCGTGGAAGGCTCCGGCGCAACGCTGCCGTCCGTGGACGCCGTCAACGCCGACCTCGAGCGCATGCGCGAGGCTATGTCCGCGGCCGATGCTGCCATCGAGGCCTGGCGGAAGCGGGCCGAGGAAGAGCAGGCCCGCGCCGACGAACTCGCCGAGAAGCTGCGGGCTGCGGAGGCCGCCCGCGACGCTGCCATGCAGGACGCCGCCGCGCTGCGCGCCCAGCTGAAGCCGCCGGAAGGTGGCGCCGACCGCGCCGCGCTG